CTAAAATTACAGTAAAATGGAAACAAAAGTTTTTTATGTAGCAGTTGCCTTTGGCACAATCTTTCAGCCCACAATAGCTGAGAAGTTTGACAACTTGACAGACGCAGAGAGCTATGCAGCTCTTATGTGCCGCACGAAGAAAGCACGATACATTGTGCTTGAACAACAAACAGAATGGGACGGCACTCCTCAGGAGAATGCATAACCTTAGCCGCTGCAAGAGGATTGGCTTTAAGCGCGGAGCGATACCGCCAGCGGCGCAATGCAATAACGCAGAAGATATTAAAATTACAGTAAAATGGTAACATTGAAATTTACAGCAGAAAAAGCAAGCAAACAGCTTGTTATCATCCCTACCGTAGTCGTAGACTACTCAGACAAAGCAAAAAAGGCCACAATCGAACTGTTTTTCGGTTGGCTGAACAGAATGCTTGGCGTATCTATAAGCTGGACCCGCAAAGTCAAGAATAGCGCCGCAAATGGTGTTTTAGATGAGGCAAAATGTGACTAACATTCTTTAACATAGAAACAGATAAAAAAATACTCAAAAATTTTTCTAGTTTGAAAAAAGTTAGTATATTTGTATATCGAAAATAAATAAAGAATAAAGCTCAAAGTAAAAAATAAAAGTTTAACAATTTAATTTTAAAAACTATGACAACGAAGAAATTCAACCAGATGACAACTAAGAAGCTGAATGCCCTTCTGGCAACAGCAAGTGACGAAGACAAGGCAGCTATCGAGGCAGTACTTGCAGCTCGTGAACAGGCTCAGGCTCCTGCAGCCACAGAGGAAGCTCCAGCAGAAGCAGCTCCCGCAGCTACCGAAGAGACAGCAAAGGAAACTCCGCTCACTCCTGAAGAGGAAGCAGCTATTAAGGTAGCCGAAGAGAATGGCGGACTCAATCCGTTCTACAATGGCAGCAGGGCAACTCAGGAGAAAAAGCCAAAGATGACCGACGAAGAGCGTCATGCTCTTGCCGAAGAGCTCAAGACCAATATCAATCACCGCTGTCAGGCTGTTCCGTTCAACACAGCCGAATGGGTAGACGGCTATATCGCTGGTGTTCTCGAAGAGAAACGCAGCAACAAAGTGCTCTACGCAATCAGGACCGATGACGGTCGCCGCATCGTGAAGGTGCATGACAGCAACCTCGTGAGAATTCTCGATGAGGTTATTGCGCTGGAGAAGAAGGCCCGCACTCGCAAAGTGAAAGACAACAACGTTGAAAAAATCGAGTGGACGCCGGAAGCAATCGCCGAAGAGGTAAACAAGGTTATCGGCAACGTCGGAAAAACCGTCGAGATTGAGAAGTACCGTACTACAGACGAAAACGGCGAAGAGCACATCAAGACTATCAGCGGCCGCATCGTGGCAATCGTGCCTGACAAACGCACTCAGCGTCTCCTCTACCGCATCTCAGTTCCCACTCCTATCGAAGGCAACCCGCTCGCTGCAAAAATCATGCACAAGGTTGTTACTGTTGAAGGACTGCAGATTGCTGAAGAGTTCGACGCAGAAGGCCAGGAGCTCAATGCAAAATACTGTGACCGCCGTGAAGCTGCTGCAGCTCGCACTCCTCTTACTCCTCAGGGCCGCGTAATTCGCTGCGAGGAAAATCTGAAGAAAGCAGAAGAGAAGTTGCAGAAAGCTCAGGAAGAGCTGGAAGCTAAGAAAAAGCAGCTTGAAGAAGCTAAGGCAGAGCTCAACGTATATCTCGCAGCTCAGATTGGAGAAGCTCCTGCAGAGGAGCCGGCAGCTGAAGCTTCTGCCGAAGAGACTGACCTGCTTGCATAACCACACAGCCAATCAGTCAATGAGGACCGTCTCGCATGAGGCGGTCCTTTCTTTTTATCTATATGCATAATTGCGGCACAGCATTTAAGCTTTGCCGCTTTTATTTTATCGCCATTTCTGTTATATTTGTTAAAAAGTGTAAACATCCAGGAACATGCTTCTTTCGCGTTCCAGGACACTTTTATATTAAGCCTTATACTTAATACATATAATTAATTTGGACGCGATAGAGGTCATCTATGGAGTTTCTAGATATGAATTTTTATATGGCTCAAGTCTATTATTTAGGCTTGGTGCTGCTACACTTTGGTGCTACATACTGCAATTGTTAACAGCCATAAAATTATTGGTAAAAAGCAGGGCTCAAGAGATGACCTCTATCGCGTCCAAATTTGAGAGATATATAAATTATCATCTTCGAAAAGAAATGACGCGAGAACGCGAAAGAATGATATTCTCGAATAAATTTTAGGGCTTATTACGTCTCCACTTTTATAGGCAAAGCCGCAATAAACCAGATAAAAATTTTTATGTTAAAAGTGTTAAAACAGTGCTCTATATCAAATTTATTTAGTACTTTAGTCTATAAAAGAATAAAGATTAAACTGTTAAAAAGTGTTACATACTAGTGAAGTTCATTGCAGCTTGGCCCTATGGGTTAGGCAGTTTGAGCCTGAGTGCTCGAACTGTGTTGGGCATACGCATAGCGGCTTATGCGCCGGGTGCCCACACTGGAGTTCTGTATTAGTAGTAAAATTGGCCGAGAGAATATCCACCACAACTGGACAGGAGAATGGCCAAGAGAATAACAGGAGAAACGTTGAACAATTTTAATATAAAGCAATATGAAAAATATCGAACAAAAGAATACCCAAGAGGTACAGCAAGAGAATTTACTTGAAGGTGAAGTAATTGCTGAGCAAACTCAAACTGAAGAACGGCCTCAAGCAATTCAATTAGTTCAGCCAAAAGAAGCTGAGGATAAAATTGCTGAACTTGAAAGGCAATACCGTGAAACAGTTGAACGGGAGAATAAATAATGGCTCAATTCAGATTGGATTACAGCAAGGCTCAAACAATGCAAATTTCCAATGATGCATTTTTCTTCATTACCGAAGAAGAGGAGCCGTTAGATGAAGAAAATTTGGAAGAAGCTCAAGAGGTTTTGAGCATGTTTCCAAATGGCTTTTATGTAGAAGAAAATTGGAAACCTGTTGAAGACTCAGACCTTATTGAGGCAACGTTTATACCGTATGTAGAAGATGAAGATGATTGGGATGAGTACCAAGACCTAACAAAATACATACAAATGCAAATAAAATGGCTTGATGCAAATCATATCCGAGCATGGTGGTATAACCGCCAAAAGGGCACAAGAGAATTGCAAGGCGATTTTAAGGTTTATACTAATCAATATGGCCTTAAATGTTTCCACACAGGAGAGCAAGATAAGGAATTTGTGCCAGGAAAAATGAGCTTATATTTCTTAAAGCGTTTTAACAAAAGAAATGCAAAATAAAAGCACAGGAGAATATCCTATGCTCATTTTACTGTAAATAAGAAAAGGGACTAGCTCGTGAGAATTGGTCCCTTTGTTGTATATTATTCATCTTCTTTGTCTATAACAAGAGAATAACCTAAACCTCTAATCGTATTTATTTTTATCCTATTATCTTGGTTTAGGTAATTTCGTAAGTGGCATATATGCACATCCAAACTGCGTTTATTGAAATAGTTGTTATCTTTCCAAATACCATGTAGTAATATCTCTTTTGAAAGTAACTCATTTTTGTATGCGCATAAAAGCGCAAGAGTTTTACTCTCTTTAGCAGTCAACTTTATTTCCACAGAGTTTAATTTAAGAATATTGGCCTCTGTATCAAAAGTATAATTACCTATTCTGTATGCTTGCTCTATGCTTCTGACTTTGACTCCGCATCTTTTTAGAAGAGCTTTAACTCTGCAAATAAGCTCTTCAAGATTATAAGGCCTGACAACATAATCATCAACACCAGAATTAAAAGCCTCTATGATATATGAATAGTCAAACAAATTAGATACGAAAATCACTGGCATTTTCTTATCGATTTTACGCAGGAAATGCAAAAGCTTTAAGTCACCTGGTATATTGGCTTTGAAGTGACCTAAAATGCACAAATCGTAATTGCTCTCACGCAATTTCTTCAGCACGTTTTCTTCTGACGTGTTTATTACACTAAACCCGTAAAAGGTTAAATAATCTACCAAGATGCCACAATCTTCATCTTGGTAAACTAGAATTCTTGGAAGCGGAGCTTGTGTACCCATATTATTTATTTTTTATCTATTTGGCTTTTTAATTCATTGTATAATATCTCAAACCAGAAAGGATTTAGCTTAAGCAAATCGAAATACGAATATACTCCTTTTTGTATAATAAGCGATGCATATCTAAGCTCTTTTTCCTGTCTCTTTTTAAAATGCTCATGATAAAAGCTTATTGCCTTATCAACAGAAAATAAGAAACTCGATTTGTTTTCAAGCAATACTTTTTGCTCCGTATTCTGTTCAAAGTAATATGGTATTGAAGGAGTTGCCCAGAATGTTAATCCTCCGCCATATTCTTTACTTGCTTTATACATAAAACCAGGGCATACTCGAATTGAGTTTGGATAAAGCATTCTACAAATTCTTATACGCCTTGGTATAAATGGATTGAGCAGTGTGGCTAATCGCTTGTTTATGTAATCAGAGTATTTGTCAATCATACGAGTGTGCTCTTGCGTCAATATAGATATAAGCAATTTTATATGGTGCTTTTCTATTTTGTCACTTAGTCTTATGTATTCTTGATTGAAAGCTTCTCGCTGAATGCGTATTCTATCCTCTTTAAGCCGTTGAGCTTTTTTCTTAAAAGCTTCTTTGCGGCCTTCTGCTGACCTTTGTTTGCCATAAGGCCCATATAGCACAGTGAGACGGTCGCGATAGCCTGTATATATACGAGGCTTTCGCCACGCGTCATCACCGTAATAAGCTTCAATTTCAGCATTTTCTGGTAGTTCTGAAAGCATAGATTGAGCTTCTTCGTTGTCGATTTTTTCATCAGCATTTGTTTCAGCTTCTTCTATATCTTCATCACCACTTTTTATTTCTGCTAGAAATTCAAGTAGTTCTTTATCATCTAAATCTCCGTATTTTTTAACGTCTGCCATACCAGTTAAATAAGTTTAATATTATATCTTTACCTACCTGTTTTTCAAACATTCCGAAATAGGAAATTGCTAACAGCAATCTTGCTACTTTATGAAGTAACCAGAATGCCACATATATAGGAGCATAAATTACTCCTAATATACGCCAAATAATTTTAAGTACCTTTTTCATTTTTCTAATCCAGTTATTCTTTATTGTTTCCCTTATTTGCTGTTTCATTCTCTTTAGCTTTTATCTGTTCTACAGTTCTATGAAAAGCTTTATTGCATAGTCTCTTGATAAAAGTTCTAAGTACTGAAGGATATTCAGATGTATCTATACCCTTATCGAGAACTTTTGCATACAAAGTGGCAAGAGCTTTAGGATTATATACTCCTTTTTCTTGAAGCCTTTCAATTGGTCCTCTTTTAAGCTCTACTCCTTTTTCCACACAGAGCTTTGTTCTTGTTTTATGTAAATCTTCCATAAGGAATTTTACATGACCTTCAAAAGCAGGCATTTGAATAATATCAATTACCTTAAGGTCTTTAAGCTTTTTAGTTTCTTTTTCTTCCATTGCTATTTGTTTTTATAGAATTTTTCTTGCATATCAAAGTGTCTTTTATATATATGCAAATCATGTGCAAAGTGGTAATATGTACCTATAGGCAAACCAAGCTCATCAGCTACTAACTGCTGAAGCTTAGTCCAGCAATATTGGTCATTGCAAAAGCCATAAACCAAATCATTACTTCGCATGGTTACGCACATATCAAGAGTTTCGATGCCCGGCTTAATATCAAAGCCCACAGACAAAGTGCAAGGCGTATCATACTTATAGTCATCCTTCTCTTTGCCATCGAAGATTGTAAACCAAGCTTGGCGAGTATCTTTATTCTCCTTGAGTTGTTCAATACACTTAGCCAATTGCTTATTGCGTGTCCATTGCCAACCATAATTTGAATTGACTATGTTATCGCCTCCATGCATTTTATCCCATATAGGAGCATGCTTTTTAATTTCAGCTACACTCCTATCTCCAGACATATACCAGGCATATTCGCGCTCTGCGTATCGTTCACTGAATTTACGCCATTCTGTTGTTATGACGCGTTGCTGAGGATTACGTAAATAGAAGCCAACATTGTAAACAGCTTTTGTTCCAACATTAGTATCTATTCCTTGACCCATAATAAAAGCATATAGGTCTTCAAAAGCCTCGGTCGCATTTTTATATGATATATTCATGTTTCCTCGTATTCAAATGTTAATACTAGAGTTGCACCATAATCATTCCAGAGAACTTCTTCAAGCTCTTCTTTTGTATGGCAATTATATCGGCACATCTCAGCTTCCAAGTCCATAGGACTATCTATTATAAGAGTATTTTCAGCTATTGTTGCCATATCATTTAACAAGTTTATTTGTATTACTGTTATAAACTCTAAACAAAAGCTCTTCAGCTTCATCATTCATGGCTTTGCATATAGTTAATGCTTCTTCCATGGATAATCCTGTAAGTTCTTCGTCATCATCATTTACTACAATTTCACCAGTTATCACTCTAATTTCAAATGAATTGGTTAAAGCAAAAGCTTTAGCAGCATCAAGTGCCTGTATACATATATAGCGTACAGCATCCCAACATATGTATGATAAGGTATTTGAACCATCTAGTATTTTGATATATAATTCTCTCAGCTTTTCAGGCTTAAACATACCTTGCTCATCCATTCGCTTATATTCAGCAAGCCATCTACCATATCCATTTGTGGCCTTAAACCTGTTGGCATAAGCAGCCACAAATCTAAGAAATTGGTCTGTATAAATGACTTGTGGAATTTCAACTGTTTTCTTTTTCATAGAGCATCAAATTCTTTTTGCAATTCGTCAATGCGCTTTTGTATTCCGGCCAAAGCTAAAAGTTTTATATCTTCGAAGTTTACAAAGCTATTATCCACTTCTATATACTTAAATCGTTCGCAATGTGTTATTGTAGCATTAAGTTCTATTTTGTGAATAGCATTTGCTTCTTCCCATTTTTCTTTTTGCTCTATAAGACGCTTTATGTGCTTTATTAGCTCTCCACCTTTATTTAATTTTTCTTCTGTCATGATAATTAAAAAGTTTATATATTCTCGCGCGCTCTAGAGCCCGCTTAATTTTCTGAATATATTTCTTTTGCTTCATACTTTAAGCGCGATATTACGCGCGAGAATAATGCATAAATAAATGCTATTTATCTTTCGTTAATAGCTTCCAGTTGAGCCAAGAGCTCCATCGCCACGTTCAGATGAACGGCTAAAAAGTTCTGCTTCAGATACTTCCTCAAGCCCTTCGTAAGATACGGGCACAAGAATAAACTGTGCTATCTTCATACCTGACTTAATATGAACTTTGGCTCTACCGACATTCACGACGTGGATATGTATCTCTCCCTGGTAGTCTTCATCTACAATCTTAGCACCGAGTATAACAATGCTTTCAAACGCCATTGCCTTTGGCGTTCTACCAGCTCCAAGGCATGCCCACTTAGAAGTTACTACCCCAGATTTGTCAGCAGCCATAAGCATATAGCCCTCAGGAATTTCCATCTTAATGCCGGACGGGATAAGAACGTCAGTTCCTGGATTGACTATAAAGCCTTTATTGCCACCAAAGTTTGGAACGAAAAAATCAATTCCAGCGGCCTTACTAGTTCCGCGAACTGGAGACTTTACATTTCTTATTTTGCAAAATTTCATGTTATTTCAGTGTTAAATTATGAATAAGATTTTGCATGTACTCATAGTCCTTAAGTCTACCAAGTCTCATTTTGTCTCGAATGGCAAAAGCTACCTTTTGCACGTCTATTGCATGGTATTTTGCTTGTTTTTCATCTTGCAATGAGAGGCATACTCCCATATTAGAAATTTCATCATAGCTCTGAGTATTGTCAATTATTGCGTTGACCTTGACATTGTTAATATAGAAAGAATAGCATTGGTCTTTGTAGTTCTCATTGTTAAGGCCAGATAAGAACTGCAATTCAATTAACTTGTATTTCTGCTCTTCTGTCAAATGGAAGATTTTTATGTCAATATCTTGCGGAGCAAAGTTAGAAGGAACTCCAAGCAAAGACAAAGCAACTGTGCCTGTTACCATATATTCAATTCTATTGGCACCACAAAATTCATTCAGTTTAAAGA